TAACTCACGCTTCAAGTGAAACACTTCTGCTTCTGTCAGTGGCTTACCCTGAAAAAACATCTTTTTGGGCACTTCGATAAACTCACCACCTTCTGCCGCTAATCCTAGACAAGCTGTTAGTAATAGTGGAACGTTGATATCAGGACCTCCATCGTTACCGTCAAGCTCATCGCAACGGTTGATAAATGTGGTCAAGTCATTACTTGCTTTGCTGGTTACAGCTTCTACAAAATCTTTGTATTTGTTTAAATCAATATTACTCATTAAAATGCTTTCAAAATAATCATATTTTCATTAAAGCGGCCGTTAGGTGCAGTAGCGACTGCTTTAATATCTTTAAAGTATTTACGAGCGGCTGGCTTGCTACCCATAACTTCTTTAATCTGTTCTGCAGGTTTACGTAGTGTTTTAACCTCACTCTGTGCAGAGTCAAATCCTAGCAATGTGCTACCTTTCACAGTAAATGCTTTGCTATACTCATCTGCAATATAGTGATGCAGTTTGCGCTTTGCAGTATCGTATACCCACGCTTCACTTGCACCGTGAAGTTTTACAGGGCTGATACTAACTAAATCTAATTTAGTTGCAGTATCTTTAAATGTCTTTTGATACTTAAGTTTTGCTACAATCTTTTCTACTGGAACTGCCTTGCGTTGACGAGGAGCCTTTGCGGCTTTCTTAACGCTAATATAGCTGTTCAAATCATTGATAACCAATTCAATGAATTTAACAATATTCTTAACTTGAGTTTTAGTCAAGTGATTGTAACCCTGAACTAATTGTGCATCAGTTCCTTTGAGTAGTTCCTCAAACTCATTTTGTTTCTTTTTCCACACTTCAGTAAGCATACTAATGTGTTGTGGCATCACATTCTTTTTAGCTACTTCATCCATTGGACGTAGTGTATGCTTTGTGGGAGCCCCGGATGTGATAAACTCGTCAAACAATCCTTCAAGTTCACCGCCTGCTTCACGTGCTTTATCACGCAAAATATCCTGAATGTTGGGCCTTGCAGGTGCTTCAACTTCAACTTTTTCTTCCACAGGCTTGTGGACCAATTTTAGTAAGCGACTAACTTCATTTTCAAGCGTCAGTTCCTCAGCTTCAGTCAACTCCAATCCTCGCAACTTCATACGGGCTAACCAGCACAAGGTCAATAGAAATTCATTTTCGTGGATCCTACGCATAATCTTTGCATCGGATGTGCGATTATGTAAATCTAAGTATTGTGCCAGTAACTCTCTGGCATCCTTCTTTCCATAAAAACGATGATACCACGTAAACGAACGCATAAGTGCTACCCTACGTTTATCTTCATCGGGTTGAAGGACAAACAATGGTTCATCACCATAATGTTGAACATCCGGGTCTCTAGGGTTTAATGCTTTTACTTGACTGTGATCTTCTGAATTGCGCTTACGTGTTGCCATTAGGCACTCCTTTACTAATATTTGATTATTATAGCATAGCCCATATTTATTGTCAACCTTAGGTTTCAACCGTAGGACATTGCGATAAATACTATTATGCCAAAGTTATCCCTATATCGCCCGAATAAACAGAATGATTATCGTTTCTTTGATAGAACTATATCGGAAGAATTGCGTGTTGGCGGCACGGATTTATACATTCACAAATATTTAGGTCCTACTAATCAAGGACCTAGTATTGATTATACTCAACCTGAATATGATACGATGAGTCCGTTAAATATTCAGGATTTACTATTTTTAGAGAATAGAGATAGAACATATGATCCAAACGTATATAGATTACGTGGTCACTATAATGTTCAGAATTTAGACTTTGATTTAAGTCAATTTGGATTATTCTTAAACAACGATATTATCTTTATCAATGTTCATTATAATGATATGATTGATATTGTTGGACGTAAGTTAATGGTAGGTGACGTATTAGAATTACCTCACTTATTAGATTATAATCCATTAAAAGAAACTATACCAGTAGCACTAAAAAGATTTTATAGTATTACTGACGCTAATTATTCAAGTGAAGGATTTAGTCAAACTTGGTATCCACATATGTGGCGTATTAAGTGTGAGCCATTAGTTGATAGTGAAGAATATAGTCAAATATTATCTGAGCCTATTAATCAGGATAATTATCTAGGAGTATGGGATGCTACAAAAGTATATCCGCCTGGTTATGTAATTACATTTGGTGATAAGAATTATATTAGTAAAATAGAAGTTCCGGCTGGCACTATGCCACCAAATACAACTTATTGGGAGTTAGATACGGCTTCAAATCTTAAAGACATTCTTGCTACATACAATCAAAACATTGCAATCAATGATGCGGCACTAGAAGAGGCTGCAAGACTTGTTCCTAAAGCAGGTTACGATAGAAACAATTTATATGTGGTTCCTACATATGGTACATTCGAAACTAACACTGAATTGTCAGGTAAATATAATCAGCCTGCACCACCTACTAACGTAGTAATAGGTAACTCAGGACCTCCAGTAGCTACTGTTGAAATTATGCAATCATCATTGTATAAAAATCCTAGCCCTGTATTGCGCATACCTGCTTCGTCAGTAAAAACTATTTTTAGTATGACAGTTGACGGTGGTGCTGTTGAGCCAAAAGCAACATTATCATTAAAAGCATTAACGGTCGCACCGCAATTGACTTCAGGTGGATCAGGTCCTGTGTCAGGTGATACTATGTTGACTATTGATAGCTTAGGTGTTATCACTGGCCCATATGGTACTGCTGACAATACATATGCGACTGCTGACCAAAATCCTGAATTGCCAGGATTTACAGATGCTATTACACCTGTTATGGACTTTAGAGCAGACTGTGATCCTAGATTCCAATTCATTGCACGTAGTAGCCCACGAACATTCGGTTACACAACTGGTTATTTAGACGGTGACGGAACTGCGCCTAACGGCTTCCCAACTGGTGCAGGTATTGCATTCCCACAGAATCCACAAGTAGGAGATTACTTCTTACGTATTGATTACTTACCGCAACTATTATATCGTTGGGACGGTAGACTATGGGTACGTATTTCTGAGAATGTAAGAACGCAAACTGGATTCACTTCAGGTGATTTGTCACAACAATCTAGCTTCATAAATAACAGTAACGTGACAGTATTGACTGACGGTACAACTACTAAACAGAAGCAAGGTCTATCGACCATTCTTACTATTGCACCAGACCCAATACCACCACAATCTTAAAGAATATAAATGGCACAATTTTTCTATGACAATCAGATACGCAGATTCTTAATACAGTTTGCGAAAATATTCAGTAACTGGCAAGTTACTAAAGGTAAAGATCCTGCAGGTAATGAAATACTTGTTCGTGTTCCTATTATGTACGGTGATAGTAGTCGTCAAGCTTCTACTATCATTGCAAATAATAGTGCAAGTAATTTACCAAGTGCGCCATTAATTACATATTATATCAGTGGATTAGAATACGACCAACGTAGAACACAAGATCCTACGTTCATTGATAAGATACAAGTTCGTCAACGTAGCTACAACGCAGACACACAAAGTTATGAACAAGTGCAAGGTCAAGCGTTTACTGTTGAGAGACTAATGCCTGTTCCATATACATTACGTATCAATGTTGATTTCTGGACAACTAATTATCAACAAAAATTAGAATTAATTGAACAGCTAGGAACATTGTTCAATCCATCATTAGAAATTCAATCTACTGATAACTTCATTGATTGGACATCATTATCTGTTGTATACCAAGATGGATTAACATTTAGTAGTCGTAGCATTCCTCAAGGTACAGGTAACCCCATCGATGTATTGAGTTGGAAGTTCTATATGCCTATATGGTTAAGCAATGCTGCCAAACTTAAAAAGATGGGCGTTATCGAAAAAGTTATTGCAAGTATCTTTAAAGGTCAAGCACTAGAAGATATACAAGATGATGACTTGTTGTTAGGCACTAGACAAAAAATCACCCCGTATGGATACAAATTATTATTGATCGGTAATAGACTTCAGTTGCTACCTGCAGATGAAGCATTCTATCCCGACAACGAAAGTTTAGAATATCCACCTCCACCAGACACAAGTTTATA